AAATTCATTTTATTATATAAAATACGACTTATTTATTTAAATATAAAAACGCAACAAAAAATTTATTAATTTGATATATATATATGTGGTTGAAATTTATTTTATTTAATATTTGTACTATACTATTTATATTTATATTTGCCACAGACAACGATATCAAAGGACTACCAAGTAACCCACTTGATAGGTTAGTTGCATTATCATACTATACTGTAACAATAATGACTACCACTGGATATGGAGATATTACGGCGAATTCATCTAGAGCAAGAGTTTTAGTGACTATTTATATGTTGGTTAATTTTTACATACTGGTTACTCAAATTAGTATTTTTAGAGCAAAACATAAAGCAAATTAACAAATTTTGTATAATAATAATATTTTGATAATATAAAAAGATGTGGTCATTATCAAAATATATATCATTACCAATTTTTATTTGTAGTTTAGCATTTGGATTATTTTTTGTTTATATAATGGGACCAGATACAAAAGTAGTTCACATGTACCCTACACCAGAAAATGTAGGTAAAATTCAATACAAGGATAATGCAGATAATTGTTTTTTTTATGAAGCAACAGAAGTAACTTGCCCGTCAGACAAGTCGTCTATAAAAACAGTTCCAATTCAAAAATAAAAATTTGCATCAATCAAAATCATTTATTAGTTTTATATTATTTTTAATAGTGTAATATTATATACAGTAATGTTACGTTTATCAAAATTTTTACACAACGGAACTGGAAGAATATTAATGTCAATTATTTTAGGGTTGGGTCTAGCCTCTTTATTTAGAAAAGTATGTAAAGGTCGTAACTGTGTTGTTCAAAAAGCTCCTCCATTAGATGAAATTGATGAACAAGTATATAAGTTTCAAGAAAAGTGTTATAAATATAGTAGTGTCTCTGTAAAATGTGATAAAAATATGAAATCGGTTGAAATGGATGATGATGAAAACAAATAAATTCCGTGTTTGCGTAAATAATATTATTATAATAATCAAAATATATTATAATTATGTCTTCAGACACAACTAGTATTATGGATCTTCCAACCGATCCAACTGGGGGAGGAAGTATAGGTGGAAATGTATCTCTTTCAATAAGTGAAACAAATAAAGTTATTCCTAATGCAAACGTAGGAGGAGGCCAAAGTCAAGGTGTTTCTTTAGACCAGTCAACAATTAGTCAAATAGTTAGTGGTTTACAACAAGCAAGTTCAGCTGGATTAACACAGTTACAGTCAAGAGATATTCCAAGAAATACAGAAAATATAATACAAGACCCACAAATACAACCAAACTATATTCCTCCCAACAGAGAAACCGAAGATTATATTGGTGACTATGAAGATAACGATGAAATTATATCAAAATACAACAAAAGGGTAGAACATGACAATAGTTTAGACAGACTATACGATGAAATACAAATTCCACTTTTAATTTGTATATTATATTTCTTGTTTCAACTTCCAATATTTAAACGTTTGTTATTCAAATACTTTCCAGTGTTGTTTTTCAAAGATGGAAACATTAATATATATGGTTATTTATTCACTAGTATTCTTTTTGGAGTGTTGTATTATTTTATATCAAAAGTGACGACTCATTTTAGCACTTTTTAAATCGGACCCATTTTCTCTCTTCAAGTTGATTTAAAAAGTAAAAATAGGTCTAAAAATATTAGTATGCGTATCATTTATAATATATTTTATTTATAAATAATACAAAACAATACATAAAATCCAATGTTAGAAAGTTATATTTCCAAATTAATTGATAACATTCCACTTTCAAAAAAGAATCAACGAGAGAAAATAGACCTAATTCTTGATGGTGGTTTATTTAATGGAAGTTATTTGACGGGTGCTCTTTATTTTTTGAGAGAAATGGAGAAAAACGGTTACGTAGAAGTAGACAAATTATCCGGATGTAGCATAGGTTCTCTTATTTGTCTCTTATATACTGCAGACTTGTTAGATTTAACAAGTGAAATATACAGTATGGCAATCGACCAGTTCAAAAAAACTGGTAATTTAAAAGTAATTGATGATATTCTCTCAAAAATAAGTAAAAAATTACCTTCTGATATTTGTGAGAGAATGAATGGTAGGGTTTTTATAACTTATTACGATTTTAAAAAAGGGAAAAAAGTAGTAAAAAATCACTATAAAAACAAGAGAGAAATTATTGATATCGTAAAACGTTCTTGTTATGTTCCTTACCTAATAGATGGTAATTTTTTATACAAAAGTAAATATATTGATGGTATTTTTCCTTATATTTTACCAAAAGAGGAAGGCAAAAGAATTCTTTATTTAAATATTTTAGGATACGATAAAATAATGCATACAATATCAGTAAAAAATGAAAAAACAAATTTTCATCGTATTCTCTCTGGACTATTGGATATTCATTTGTTTTATATTAAACAAACACCTACGCAAATATGTAGTTATGTTGATGAATGGTCGATGTTAACACAAGTGTATCATTTTATATTCAAAAGAATATTTGAAATATTTATATTTTATAATATTTATTTTTATTTTTTGTTTCAAAAATACATACTCACGAGAGAAAATTTGAAAAATAATTTATTTTTTCAAGTTATCTTATATTTTTTAAAAAAAATTAAAAAAAAGTTTTTGAAGAAAATTACACAGTGTTTATAACACCACACTCTATTAAAAAAATATTCCTTTTCTCTTTTTCGTTTTATTTTTTTTAGTATATTTTTTTTTCGTTTTTGTAATAGAGAAATCTTTTTTTGTTACTTCTTCTACTACATCTCCCGGGCGATAGGATAAAAACCATTCATCATATTCTAAAGTCCCTCGTTTATCTTTCAACTCTTTGAACTTTGCCGCTTTGTGTGCGCGCATTTCTTCAACCGTTTCTTGATGACCAAAGCAAGTGATGCTGAATCTTTTAAGTAACCCTTTTTGCGCTAGTCTATTTTTTTGTTGAACTTCAAACAAGTATTTAGCCATACATAAAATACGATTTTCATCATAATAACTGCGGTTAGCGTATAAAAACGCCAAGTAATAACTCAACATCGTGTCAATGGTTGCAATTTTAATGTCTTCACCGTCTACTTGAATGACATTGTAACTATGACATGCAATAGGGTTGTATATAAATGCAATAGTATCATTTCCAACCATAATTTGATAGTTTTCTGGGATGACTTCACCGAGTGGTTTGTTTTTCACAAATTTTGCATTTTTTACTTTTATATCTTTTAGTCTTTCAATTACAATTTCGGCTGTTGTTTTAGGGTCGTCAGAAATAACATCAAAATCTGGTATTTTTTTTACTTTATGATAAATATCTTTTGGCATATATTTTGCATACATGGAAATTGCATACCCGCCAAAAAAGACGACTGACTGGTTTACTAGTGTATGTTTGACATTTTCATAAATAGTATTGCTGAATTCTTCATTTTTAGAAAGACTTCTTTGGAAGTTAACGTGTGCACATTGTGCGGAATCTAGAGGATAATTTTTGTTCAATAAAGTCAAACGTTTCAACACCTTTTCCCAACGAGAAATATCACCAGCGGGACGACTTAACTCCAAATACATACCCATTCTTAAATAGTTGGGTGGTGCATATAAAATACCGGCAACTTGAATACTATCTTTTTTAAGTGTGTAAAAAAGTTCCTTTGGAATACTTGTTATATCGGCAATACCAATAAAATTCACAAAAACTTTATAAGTTCCAAAGTGTTGTCCGGCCTTTGCTTCCACTTCAGAAAATCCAGCGTCAATGTAAATATCTGCTAAATCTTTTGCGTCATTCAACGCATTTGGGCTAAAAAAGTCGTAATCGGGGATTTCAATATCCTTGTTGTAAAATTGGTCTTTTTTTGGAAGAATATTATTAATAGCAGTTCCACCGTAGCAAATTAATGATTTTTTCTTAATAAAATTTTCAACAATTGTTAGCATTTTCGTTATTTCTGGTGAGTTGACTGCATTTTTTCCGATGATTTCTTCTGCCTTATCAATAGCAGAACGTAAAATAACTAATTCACATTCTTGAAACGACATTTTTTTATCGCATAAATCTTTCATAAAAATATATATTATCTAAAATATAGTGAGATAATATATTTTTTATTTTTTGTATTTTCCATTTTTTATAGTATAAATATTCAATTTCTAAACTTGAAAGTTATAATAGTCACTACTAACTGTACGTGTCTGGTAACTAACTGCTGGGTTTTGTGGAACTGGAGATGGTATCGTAACTGGAATATAACGCAGTCTTTCTGGTTTTAATACGAAAGCATAACCATTGTCATTGAAAAATTTTTCACTTTCTTGTAAATTTACATCTGAATTTTGATAACGCATCGCTGTCATTTGAGAACCAGTCTCTCTTGATACAATAGCACTAGGATTTGTTGGTGAAGAACCAGAATCTGGCATACAGATCGTCATATTTTTTTTATTAAAACTTTGTAACTCAGATAAATCTGGAGTATTTTTAACGTTGTAAAAATTTAATGCTCTTGCAAAAACAGAATTTGTCGTAATATTGACATATTCATAAAAATCTTCATTATCTAAGTAGGTATTATTACTTTTATCAACCATTAAGATAATTTTTTTAGACAAGTCAATTAAATTAACATCACCAATATTTTTACCTCCATATTCATAACTATATTTTGGTCCTAAGAAAAATCTTCTGTATTCCTTAAATATTTTTGCCAAATTTTGGTACATATTTATGTTATTACTTTTGATTCTTAAATGAAATAATATAGGGTCATTCGGGTTTGGAGCAGTACCTCCAGAAAATGCATAATTAACAACAATATTCATTACATCTGAAAATGGAACACTGTTATAAGTTTCTTTAATATAGTAACTAGAATCGGTTGATGTTGCAACAACTGGATTATTATTTATTGAATAAATTTCAAAGTCTAGACAACGAACTCCTTGTTTTAAAACATTTTTCAAGTTACACAAGTTAACAAAATCGTGTTTATAAGAACCTCCGCTACAACAGTTGTAAGCTGATTTTATATAATAGTCTTTCAAAGTGTATCCACAATTAGGGTCATTTGAATTAATTGACTTAATATTTCCGTTCATTGTTCCATATTGTTTTTCCATGACAGAACATTCTTGAGACATTAAGTTTTTAATATAATAAAAATAAACTAATACTAAAACAATAACTGTTATTGTCATAATAATTATAATTGTAGTAACAATATATTCCTTCATATTAATTGGGTTTTTTATTATTTCTTTCAATTTATTTGAAAAATCTGAAAATTTTACCATACTTATTTAATATATAATAATATTAAAAGTATTTTGTAATTCAAAATATTTAGATAATAAAAAATTTAAATATAAATATAAATTAAAATATAAATTCAATTAAATATAAATTATCAGTATAATATAACTAAATGAGTGGAGGATTAATACAACTTGTTTCGGCAAGTAACCAA